GCGGAATTTGTCGCCAAATTAGTTGTTGGCAAAGCCAATGCGTAAATTTTGAGATTGATCCCTTGCATCGTGTCTCACTACACGCTCTGGCTGTATTGGGATGTTGTTGATAATACCTGTTGTGATTTTTAGCTACGCCATTTCAGCTTAGAATATAAACCTGTTTTATTAAGCAGCGCGAGCCGAGGTCCACCATTGAGCCATTTTCTTGTCGAACAGCTAACGGATGTCATCGTGAGACCCCATAATATATTTTTTGAACCTGCCGTAAAAACTAATGGAAGCACGTTTTGGCTATTTTTATTTAACCATATTTTTGTGACCTTGCATGGTGCGGGTGATTGGATCGGTGCTTATGTATGTTGACTTGGTTTTATTAATAACGGCTTACAAACTGACCGCGTAAGTATGAATGGTTTTTTACGGAAACATTCCAAGATCGGCTATACGCGTATGTATTCGGCCGTCTTTGAGATACATACTGTTGACAAGGGATCTGAATTACTACACATGCATGTTGTGCGCGAACGCGGCCTACTAAAAATCATACTTGATGTTGGTATCCACAGCGTAGATCTTTTAGTTTAAAGCCTACATCAGTATGACACCTTTATTCTTTTCAGTCACGTTTTTCATCATGGCCAACCGTAATTAACCGAGTTTTTAACTGAGAGGCGTAGTGCTGCCTGTGGTGTGGAGCAGGAATGCCAGATAGTTTGACTAGTCACTTGTTAAGTTGCGCGAACGAGTTGACGAAGTTAATATTGTTTTTACCACTTGCCTGATTATAATCGGCCGTTTGTAGAACGCTATGTCCCTAGACAGGAAGTTTCCTCTGCGGAAAGCTTTTGATGGACGCCTAGCGACAAGGCCTAGACCTTTTATGGATGTTTTGTTTTAAGGCGAGAAATACTACATTAATTAAAGCTAGAATTTTTAACGGTCATCAGAATAGCGAAACATTGCAAAGACGTCGTCGCCGCTATATGCGCCGCTCTGTTAACCACGATATTTTTGAAGCAGCTATTAAAAGATTACCTTGTTTATGTCGTTACCGATTAACCGTGTGAAATATGGCAGCAGCTGGTATGTAAAATTCCGGCCGGTCCCACAACATGACGTACATGTTGGATGTCCAGAGTATGTGGTACCGTACAGAACGCCGTTAGCACTGAAGATGTTGCGATTTTTCTCGCTGTAACTCTTTTTGAACGACACTTAAGTGTTGCCCACCCAGTAATATATATTGTCCATGTTTACGTCCCCGCGTATCATGTCTTAACCGAATAGAAATTAGTACAAAGTTCTATCGAAGCACATTCGGAGAAAAGCATGTTGCGTTGCATCATAGGTGCCGTAATCCATTTAAAACGTGAACGGATGGCTTTACAGCTTGTTGAAGTGCTTG